GGCAGGGCCCTGGTCTCAATGAAGTCAAGGGTCGGGGTGACTGGTGGCGGGAGTGGCTCCATGCGGGGTTCGGGTTTGTCTTTCTTTGGTTGTTCTTGGTACCCGCACCCGAAGCAGGTGGCGTGACCGTCGTCGTAGCGGGCCAGGTTGTTCTTGGATTTGCATTCAGGGCAAGCCTCATGCTTTAGGAATTTGGATGGCATTGGTCCATGTAGTCGGGATGTTGCCTTCGCACCAGAGAAACCCGTGCCTCTCGGCCCATTGCCAGTACGTAAGGGACCGAGGGGCCCGGCTCAACTTGACGTCTGCCTTCATGAAGCAGATGCGAATGTCCAGGTCTGGATGCTGTGCCTTGACGGCCACCATCTTGCGCCTGTCATCCGAGTCGAACAGCCCCTTGGTCTCAACGATGACGCCGTTCGGCAACACGAAGTCCGGGGTGTAGACCGCGGAGATCGTGTACGCCAGGGGCAGAGACTCGTATCCGAAGGCCAGCCCCCGTTGCTTGAGGCTGGCCGCTACTGATGCTTCGAACTTGGATCGGTACCGACTAGAAGTCAAACCCTTCGTCTGTTGCCGTTCCCGTTGCGTCGAACGGGACGCTCGCCTGCGTCTCGCTGGCCGCCCAGCCGCCGGCTTCTTCTTGAAATCCGAAGCTGTCGGCTGATCCACCAGATTCCACCAGGTCAATGATCTGCACTGCTTTCAAGCGCAGCGTGATGCCAGCGCCAAGGGCAGCACTGAAGAACGGGATGGCTTCAAACGACACCCGGCCAGTGGTGCCAGACCACATGCCACGCAGAGCTTCACGATCTTTGACGGGCTTGCCGGAACCGTCGAACAACACGGGCACAGCAGACCAGGAACGACCGTCACGGTCCATGCCTTTGGCTTTCATCTTGCAGCTGATGGTGAAGCAAGGCTTGCCGTCGATCTCCTCGAACCCGAAGCTCGGGTCAACAGCTTTGAACTTCTGGCCTGGGGCCTGGGCCTTGAGGCTTGCCTTGTGGTTGGTGAACAACGTGTCCAGTTGGTCAGCGATCTCGGTGGCATCCTCGGCTGGGATGACAGCGGTCACTTTGTAGTGGCCCTCGGGGCTGAACTTGGTCTCGGGCTCAATGAGTTTCGGGTACTTGAAGCTGGCCTTGGGGGTGGTGAGACGCAGCTTGTCGATGCACTGAAGGTTCATGTGACGAAGTAATCGGAGTTTGTTACGTGGTTTGGGTTGAAGCCACCAAGCGTTGGGCGAGGTGGGAGTTTGTTCTGTACGTCTTGGGGAAGCTGGGCCAATAGCTCATCAGTGATGGGCGTTAGCCAGTCCTTGGAGTACATGGCTGCAAAGGTACTGCGGATAGTGCCCCGCAGTACAGCCATCTCTGCAGGAGTTGTTGCAAAACAGTCATGTATCCCACCGAGATTGCGCACGCCAGCGGCAAACGCCTCGACGGTGACTGCTGCCATGTGGCTGGCGTCGAGTGAATGGACAACGTTCGGGCTGAGCCCGTTGCCCATCCGCTTGGAGTTGAGCTGGGTCGGCTGGTGGTTGGTCAACAGATCCATTGGCACTGACGACAGGTGGTACAGGCGAACCCGCACGCCGGTGTAGTCCCAATACTCCTGAGTCACAGGCACACCAGATGGTGACGTCCAGCTCAGCGCCAGGCCGAGCTTGCCTGCTGCCTTGCCCACCTTGCGGAACCAAGTCATCGCTGCCTTGGCTGGTGCAATCAGGGACGACGTCTCCCGGTACAGGATGGTCGCCATGTAGTGGTGGCTGGACATGGCCCCCTTCTGGAAGCACCAGCTGTCACGACCCAACACATCCGATGCTCGGTCGATGGCCCAGCCGTGGCAGAAGTTGACCACCGCTTCCCTCGTTGCCGAGTACGGGATCGTCATCACCACTGGCTTCGCCAGCGTGCGGTCAGGGCTCAGCTGCAACCATCGGGTTGCGTGCTCAACACCAGCCGCAGCATCGGTGCGCACCTGGGTCAGCACCCGCTCGAGCACCACGGAATAGATGTCCCGTGGGGTCTCGCTTGGGGTGAGGTTCACCAGCTCCGCCATCTCCTCTGACCTGAGGAGCGCTGAGTAATGCTGGATGCCGGAGCACGTGCAGTCCAGCACGACAGGGTGGTGGCACACCCAGCCGTACCCGTGGGTACTGAACTGTTGGTACGTGTGGCAGAAAGCAAGGAACTGCCACGGATCTTTGGCCCCAGCCCAGAACTCCTGGTTGCACCAGGGCTCACGGCCAGTGGCCTCGATCTCCAGCTGGTGCTCATGCACCCAGTCAATCCGCTCCTTCCACGTCAGCTTGTTGTGGCCGTACGTGTTGGCCCCATGGATGCGGAGCCAGTCAGCCTCGGCCTCGGTGTTGATTGGTGTGCCAGCAGCGAACTGCAGCAGCGACCGCCCGACGTCGTTGGCTTGTGGGTTGAGGAACGGAGGTCGGTAGTAATACCTGCCCCTGAAGTCGCACTGCACCGGGAAGTACAGCGCTGGTTCATTGACCAAACGACGTGCCACCCACAGCTGCTTGGCCGTAGCAAAACGCTTGGCTGCATCACGGTCGTTGCGGTCGTGCAACCGCTTGGCTGTGATGCGCCACGCTGTGACGTCGTCGTGATCATCGGGCAGGTGCTTGGGGTACGGCGGGATCTCGTGCCCACCACGTGGCAGCAGGCCACCAATAGACAGGCTCTTGTCCCAGGCATGGTTGACCTGATCCAGCATCCAGCCATTGATGCGCCAGCCCACCCCCTGCTGGTGGTTGGCGGCGACCATGAACGCATCGCAATCAGTTGACCTGGCTGCAATCAGTTCGTTGTTCTCTTTGAAGAGAGTGTTGCCCGGCAGCCCCTCGGTCCAGTACCCACCCGTCATCGGATCCGACCACTCTCGTGGCGGAATGACAGTCGGCAAAGCAAAGGGGCACAGCAGTCGTTGCTGTTCCTCTGCGTTGCGCACCCAGTCGAGGGCTGCTTGGGTGCCACGCACACGCTTCACCGCACGCATGGCACCACGTTCCACATAGATCTCGATCAATCCGGTGTGCTGCTCGACCAGGTGGACAAGGAACACACCGACGCTGAGCTTTTCTTGCGGGGTCCAGATCTCCGTGTTGCGCATGCGCATGGCATCCGCACGCTTCTGCTTGAACCGACGACGCACCCGTTGGTGTGCCTTCAGCTCGTACTCAGAGGCACGGGCCAGCATGGTCTCAAGCCAGAGCCGTTCGGCCAAGGCGTAGGCCAGGGCCTGGAACTTGGGGGACTGGGTCAACTGGTCAATGACCACACGCATGGCCACTGCTGCCACCTTGTGGGGTGCAAGCTGCAGCAGCGGGCCCATGTGTGCGTAGCCACGGCCAGCCCGGCCATCACGCATGGCGTGACGGTGGCGCCTGAGATCTCGGATGATCCGGTCCACACCCATGGCAGCAAGCATGTCGCCATGGGTGGACAGGGATTCCATGCCCTGCTCACGGCGCTTGTTCATCCGAGATGCAAACGCATCACCCCCTATCTGCAGCATCTCCCGCTCAAGGGCGAGCTGTTGCTCAAGGCTTGCCACGTCTCCAGCCACCCAGGAATCCCATCTTCATGAGCGCCATTGACTCTGCACCAAAGCAATCCATTGGGAATTGTTTTAACCAAGCCTTGAACGCTAGGTTGGTAGCTTCGTCGGAGTCAATCGGAATGTTCAGGTCGTCAGGTGCGTATGTCCAATGGGTGGTGTGCTCCATGTGTGGCCGGTGAAACCAACCCATGTACCACCCAAAACCCTTGGCGTACCAAAGGACGTTGCCCTTGTTATTGGCCTGGTCCTTGGTCGGAGCGTAGCTCATTGGGAATACGTTTTCTGGCAGGTCGTTTGACATAATCCTTAGTGATGATTGTGATTTTGGTAGCGGTTGGGTAACGATTAGCCGCAAACTTTGCAGCCTCGTCGCGTGACATGGCACGCAGCCACTCACGCATTGGCTTCATGCCGGAGAACTCGACGAGCATCTCATAGAGGTGGGCTTTAGGGTCGCTAGTTCTACTCACCCCTTCCCCTATGTTTGCACCGTGCTCCTCACGCCACAGCATGAGATAGTTCTCCATCGCTGCAGTGCTGCCGAACCCGCTCATGCGTCCGCCTCCGCCCGTAAGCGTTGAGCGATCTCGACCACTGCCAAGTGGCAGATCTTGTGCTCGGTGTACGGCGGGGCCCATGTCTCCACCTCGTTGGCCACCAGGCGCAGCACTTCCC